GTCATAACCTGCAGAGAAGTCGCTGTCGGGCTCGTTGTAGAGTGCCTCAACACCACCACGACCTTCGTAGTGTGACTTCATTGCGAAGATTAGTCCAGTAGGACCAGACATTGGTTGAACGCCGCAGATGTCGTAAGCAACGAGGTTAGGCATTGCACGACGGATGAGGCTGATCATTACAGGATCAAATCCAGCAAGACCACCAGTCTGGGTGGTTAGACCTGAACCTGAGAGTGCGTTACCACCGATAGCACCAGCAGAGTTACCTGCAGCACCACCAGCTTCTGCTAGCATACCGCGCTCTTCGCGCATGAATCTTTCTTGGTTTTCTAACAGAACAGCGGTAACACTCTTTCTATAGTTGTCGGTGATGGCGGATGAGCCTTCATGACCTAGAACAGGTGCCCACTTTTCTGTTAGAGCTTGTGCGTTAAACATTTTTAGCTCCGATTGGAAAATAAGGGGGTTAATTTATAATCACTTCCAGCGATTCATTGCCTGAAGATATGCTGCCATTGCTGGTGACATTTCTTCCGACTCAACTGGAGTTTCATCTGCAACCTCTGCTGCAGGTGCAGTTGCTTCCTTGAAGTATGACTCCTTAATGGTTGCAACTTTCTTGGAGAATGCTTCTTCGGAAACAAACTCTAGACCCTCAGCAAGTGCTGCGAGTTTTTCTTTCTGAGTATCTGCTAGTCCTTCCGAAACAGTGTTCAGAATGTTGAGTTTGGCAGACTCATTTAGACGATTTTGTAGTTTCACATTTGCTTTGACCTGTTCGTCAAGGCGCTCTTCCATCTCACGAATTGATTCAGCCATACCCTCTACCACATCAACTTTGTCGTCGGGGATAGAGATGTAGTGCTCTTCAAAGAGATTCTTCAGACCTGCGATGAAGTCTTCAGTGATCTCATTTCTGATGCCACGGTCAACAGCTACTTGATTCTCTTCTAGCCATTGAGTGACTGCGTAGTTTACAGTTCCGTTAACTTCCTCAGAGAGTTCTGCCTTTGCAGACTCAAGTTGCTTCTCTAGTTCGTTAGCGAAATGCTCTACAAGCTTGTCATACTCTTCCGAAATCTTTGCTTTGACTGCCGCCTCAAAGATGGTCTTTGCTTTCTCTGCAAATTCTTCGGAGAGTTCGGTTCCCTCAAGAAGTGCCTTAACGTCGTCAGAAACGTCAATGCTCTCAAATGCGGGTTTGATAGGATAAGATACGTCGGGACCTTTACCAGTTCCGTATGCAACTTCAGCGCCTACAGATGGTTGTGGATCTTTGCCAGGTTTGCCAGCGGTTGAAGTAACGCTGCTGTCCTGTGATACAGGTGCTGCTGCTTTAGCGCCAGGATTCTCTTCGCCTTCTTCTTTGTTAGAATGAAGGGGTTCAGACTGGGAACCACCAAGATCAGTTTGTGACTGATTAGGTGCAACCGATGTAGGAACAGTAGGCATTGGATCTTTGCCGCCGCCGCGCTGTTGTGGATCACCCGAAACTGCTGCGGGATCTGAACCTGTACCAGGAATTACTGAAGCAGTTACACGAGGCATGGGATCCTGTGCTCCCGCTTCCATAACGATTTCCTGCTCGCCCAGAAACTCCTCAAACTTTTCGTTTAACATGTCTGACATTTTGAGTCCTTCCGTAAATCTTATGATTATCTATTGTTTATTTATTAAATTACAAACCTGCGAGGAAGTTTTGGAACACTTGAAGCGTTCTCTCCTCTAGGTTTTGGCGAGTAGACTCGCTCATGTAACGTTGATATTTAGCAACCTTGGACTCCTTAAGGATTCCGTTATCCCAAACCCACTCTTTACCTTCCATGATTCCGTTAACGAAAGCATCTGGTGCAGAGGGATCTGCTACAATATCTGCAGCAGTTGCTAGCATAAAATCATCCATGACATACGCGGTATCTTCGCGTCTGTCAATACTTCCCATTCCGCGTGAGGATACACCAAGTTGCACACCTTCGCCTAGGAGAGACTTTGCAATCTTACCCATGGGAGTATCTAGGATTTGGGCTTTGCCCATGAAGTTATTACCTTCTGCTCTAAGCTCGGTAATTCTGTGGGAAACTCTATCAAGGTTGACAGTAGGACCATCAGGATGACCCAACTCACCAAGAGCACGCTTAGTTTTAACATACTCCTCGTTATAACGATTGACTTCTCTCTCCAATACTTGGAAAGGATATACACGACCGTTTCTATTCTTCAGTTCAGACTGAAGAAAGACACCTTCAATGTATAGTTTCTTGTCAGCACCAGTTCCCTCGGTGATGACTTGAACATTCTCAATCGTTTCCGTTATCAGTTTCATTGGTTTCCGCTTCTACTGGTTCATCAAAGTAGGTATTGGCAACTGTCTGCTTGTAAGTAGACAGTGTTTCTGATGCTTTTGCATAGAGCAAATCTTGGATTGCATCAATTGCCTTTGCCCTTTCGTTGTCTGCGATAGCAGATACGATGTTCACGACTTCCGCTTCAGGATTAACCTGATCCATTGTATTATCCATGACGTTATTCTTTATTTAGTATTAGTAGAAGGTTTGGGTTGCGCTTTTGCCAATTGAAGTTGACGTTGATGTGCAATTTCAGAGTCTTCTTGCCCTCTTTGTTGTGCATCGTCTGCCTGTTGCGCTTGAATTTCTGGAGCAAACGCTTGATTCTGACGGTCCATCATGTCAAATGTATTGACATCTGCAGGATTCATTGCAAGACCAGAGTCAATCTCTCCGCGCATTTGTTTTTCAATCTCTTTATATTCTTTCTCGTTCTGCTGTAGAATTTGACGACGAATATATTCAATAGAGAAGTATTTTCCGACAAAAGGATCCATTTGAGTTGCAAGATTGATGCGCTGCATCATTAGTTCTTGCTCTTTCAACTCATTAAAATGGTTGTCAAACAGGAAGTCATACTGGATATGCTCCTTCATGTCATCCCAATCTTCAGGAGAAATTACTCCTTTGAGAATGAGTTGGGTCTTGAGAATATCGTGGAAGAGTTCACTAAATCTCTTACGAAGTCTTCCGATAAACTTGGTAAATTTGAGTTCGTCACGGAGGACTTCAGTTGTTTTACCGAGGTTAAATCCTTTGTTATCGTCGGTAAGACGAGAAGGGGGAAGGTTGAGAGAGTTATAAAGTTTCTTCTTGAAATACTCAACATCTTTGAGTTCGCCTAGGTTCTGACCGCCAGGTAAAGTTGTGATCTCAGTGCCACGTCCACCCTCTCTACGAGGTAACCAGAAATCTTCAAGCATACTCATGTGCTTTTTGTCGTCACGGATCTCGCCAGTGCTGGCATCGTAAACAAGTTTGTTACGATAACGTGCCATCACATCACGGAGATATTGTTCCGCTTTGACCTTTGGTAGATTGCCAACGTCAATGTAGAAAATTCTACGTTCAGGTGCGCGAGACAATCTGTAGATAACAAGAGCATCCTCAATCATTCTGAGTTGGTTGAGAGACTTGATTCCTTTGTGTAGGAAACTCAAATGCATTCTCTTGTTAAGATCTTGTAGTCCCGAGGAACAGAATGCGATAGAATCTGCGGCAATCTTAATTCCTTGGGAATTTGACATATCACCAACAGGACCGAGTGCTCCGCCTCTTAGATATCCTTTGGGATTGTACAGGAAATAATCAATATAATTGCCCCACTCGTATTCTAGGGCAGTTCCTTTCAGTGCTCTATTGACTCTAGGATCGTCAGAACCATTACTGAGTTTTTGCCTGACTTTACGAATCTTGAGCGGATCAATATAACTAAGTTCTAGAATACCTTTCTTTGGGTTGTCTAGATCAATAACTTTATGGTAGTATAGTTTACCGTCAATATACCAACTACGAATAATTTCGTGAGCGCGATTGTCAAAGTTCAACATCTGTTTGATTCTGTCAAACTCGTCACGAATTTTTTTCTTTACACCAGCTCCAACTTCTAAGTTGTTGAGGTCAACTTCAACGCAACTGTCATTAGCATCGCTAACAACAAATTCGTTGACAATCTCATCCACAGCAGAATCTACCTCAGGATGCAGAGACATGTCTCTGTACCTACGAATTAATTCAAACTCGTTTCTTGCAGTAGCGTCTGTGTCTACATACGTTCCAAAATAACCACCTGCTGCAATTGAAACTGGTTCATCAGCAGAAGGAGGGACAGGGGACTGACCCTTCTGACCCTCCTTACGGTTGATTTGGAAGCCAAATAATTGACTCATTACTATTCAAATCAGAATGCTATTACTATTTAGTTAATAGAAATATTGCTAGGTCCAGTCTTGGAGTCATCACCACTACCTGTGGATGCAACTGTCCAATATGAATATTGGAACTCAACACTGAACTCTTCAATCTGATCGTTGCTGTCATAAGCGAGATCAACTGCAGAAACACTGGTTGGGAACGCATACCATAGTTTGTATGATCTGAGTTCTGCACCACCCTCTGAACTATCCTTATCAAGTTGTCTTACGATAACTTGTCTGGTGTATCCAGTGGTGTCTGATGGATCAGCAAGTGCTGCGGTGTTTGGATCGTGTGAGTTCATTTGCTCCATCCACTTTTCAAACTGAGCACGAATCTTCATGTCTCTGTCTGTGATGAATGTAGCACTCCAGTTATCAAACGTTCTGTCTCCAGCAATTTTGACGGTTCTTCCTCTAAAAGGAACTTCAATAACTCCAATGTTGGAAGCAGGCAGTGCTGCTGACTTACACATGTATGATGCTAGAGTGCCATCTCCTGCATCAACTCCATCGGGGAATGTGAATTCCACCTTGAACATGTTGGGTCTAACACCCTGCTTAACCTGACTCAGGAATCCTGATAGTTTACTGTTAACGGTTGCCATGGGATTTAATTACTCCTTCTTTAGTATTTAACGGAAAAATCAGCGTCCAACGACTTCGCTGAATGAAACCCCAGTTCTAGTTGCAGTAAAGGTTACTGTTACGTAGTTGATGGAGCGGGTTGGTTTGATGAAAAGTTCCGCAACAAACTCATTGCGATCAACAACATCAGCAGTGTTGTTTGTGGCGTCACAGATAACTAGGAAATCTGTAATACCCTGCTGTGCTTGAATCTCATTGAGGTAAGCATTGATTGCAGAAAGGAATCCACCGCGAGTGGTTTCGTCGTTAATTTCAAATAGAACTCCCTTAGCGAGGTTCTCAACTCTCTTCTCAACGTTGAGGAACAAGCGACGAACATTGATTCTGTCAAACGCAGATGGTGCTGCGAGAGCAGTCTTGTCGCCAAACAGAACAGCACCAGTACCTGGGAAGGTAACGATTGGGTTGATTCTGTTTTGATAGAGTTCGTCTCTATCTGCCTTGTTAGGATTGAATGCAAGTTTAATAACGTTTCTGATGCCACCACGGTTTAGACCTGCGGGAGGAATCCAGTCAGCGACTGTCTCGGAAACGTTAACACATAGACCAGCAACGTCACCGTTGCAAGGTACATAACGGTACTTGTCATTGAAGCGGTCATACATGTACTTGTATCCGCTGTCTAGGACTGCGTATGAAGTAGATGTGATTGAGTTGAAGAAGTTGATTGTGTTTGTTCTCTGGTCCGCAGCAGCAAGAGCAGCACCACCAACACCGATCTGGTTATACTTGTGAGGAGATACGAAAGCGATGCAATCTTTTCTCGCTGCAGCAAGTGCAACAACCTTCTGTGCCTTGGTTAGAGTGTCTGACTCAGATCCCATTGATCCACCCATGAGGAGGAAGTCAACGGTTACTGCTTCGGTATCTGCAAAAAGGTCATACGCTGAGGTTACTTCACCAGCAGTGTATGAATAATCGTCAGTACCACCAGAAAGAGTTTCTGTGTTAAGTGCTGCTAGGAGCAACTTGTCTCCAGAAGAAAGAGCACTTGATGCCTGACCCCATGCAACGCCACCACCTGCGGAGGTTGGCTCTACTAGACCAGTCAAGTCTGCACCGTGGAAGAT